TTTGCCTTTGTGGGCCTTCGGCATTTCGTCGATCGCTGGTAAGGTGCTCCACTCCTCAACCGAGCAAACAGTACTGTGAGCGCATCTCAGCGTAAGTCTTCCACTTCCAGGGGTGGAAGCCCTCAAACTCCAAAACATCATCGATGCACCGCTTCATCAGCCGCATGGCCTTATCAAGCTTAGCATCGTACATGCATTCCGGGTGAAGGCTCTGAAGAGACTCAGCGATGTTCTCCCAGTCCGGGCGACGACGAAAGAGCAACAACCCAGCAAGAGAGCGTTCCATCTTCAACGTGCCCACGAGTTCCCCTTCAGGACCTCGATGAAACACGGTTCCAGCGAAACTCATGCCCTCAAACTGAGTGGAGCAACGGTAGGACCCCGCTTTGATCTTCATTCCCAGCGAGTCGTAAAACTCCTCAAGCCAGGAGAACGGGGGCGGCTCCAACGTGCTGTGGTTCAGCAGGTCGTCACCTATGCACGCTATCGTCAGCGTGTCCCACCACGGGTGGTTCAGTCCCCTGAACCGAAGTTCGATGAGGACACTCAGCAGAACGCTGAGCAGACCATTGAACACACCCGTAACATACGCACCGGAGCTCATCCCGGTGTCGACCCACCACATGTGGCCATTTGGATCCACGGTAAAATGTTCGAACATGTCTCTCAACACGTTCCACGTGTACTGCCGTGTGACCGGATCGACTGGTCCTTGCGTCTCCATGAAAAACTCGATGATGATCTCGAGGAGCTCCATTGGCTCTCTGGTATCGAAGTGCTCTTTGTCATCTTCGGTATACCACCCCTGCCCATGGCGGCAGAGGTATTCTTTGAGCTGCGTAATGCCACCGTGCCACTTGGACCACGCATTCTTCAACGGTCGGGTTCGGAATCGCCCCATAACTGCCTTGCTAAACTCGTAGCAGACATCAATTTGAGCGACCCTAGTCCCGGCGGAAGGTGCAGAAATGACACGGTTGATCCCTTCGACGATTTTCTTCGCTTTACAGGGCTCGTCCTTAATGTGGTGAGACCACGGCGGGGCATGACAATCCCGCTGCTCGAACAAAGCCTTGACAAATACAATCGACGGATCTTCGGCACGTACAAATTCAACAAACGATTTGTACTCAGTACGAAACGGATGACCAGGAAACGAATTTAC